AGGGAAGTAATGAAATCACAATACGTGATTTAATAAAAACATCCCTTCGTATGCGTCCCGATCGGATAATCGTTGGTGAAGTAAGAGATGCTGCAGCGGTTGATATGCTTCAGGCATTAAATACAGGATACGCATCATTAGCACTATAGCAATAATCACAAAAAAATAGGTTTGATAGAACGGTCTGAATAGAAGCGTATTTCTTGCAATGTAGCTCGCCAGAAGCGCCGTTTTTCATTAAAATTAAAAGTAGAATATATTTCTTCGAAATTACTATTTATCAGTAGCTTTGCTCGAGTTAAGTCTTTTTTCGGTACATCATGTTTAGGAATGGAATTTAGTTGATCAAGATACTTGGCGCGGTCTACCTTAAACTCATCCATAGTAATTAGGTCGTTAACATAAAGGTCCTTAAGTTTTTCGATTTTATCTTCAAGCTGTTTTCGTTTGGCATTAGCACTGACAATCGGAGCAGTTGATATTTCATATTCGACTATATAAGATGTTAAATCTTCTCTTAAATGCGATATTAAATATTTTTCGAGTGTGGTTTCAAATAGTATTTTTTTATTTTCGCACAACTTTAGGTCGAAGTGACGCTTGCAGCGGTATCCATTGCGTTTATATTTCTTTCTCGTCCCGTCCTGCCGAGGGTGTCCAATACCATGTACTTGATGCGCAGCCATTGCTGACTCACAAACTCCGCACTTAACCATTCGGCTAAACAGATAGTCATTGGCTTGATTTGCTCGTATATTCTTTGATAATAGGTGCTGGACTGTATCAAATGTATCACGATCTATGATAGGCGTGCAGTAATTTATGTTACCTCGGTATTCACCAGTATACACCCGGTTTTTTAAAATACTCCTGCGGTATGTTGAGGCCGTTTTATCGATACCATATTCCTTACGCATATATTTCATTAAGTCTATTAGATTTGATGTACGCTTGTAATACTCAAAAGCTGCTACTACATACTGTGCATTATCGTCTGGTACCAGACGCTTTTTTTCTATTCTATAGCCAAAAGGGGTGGTACCAGATATAACTTCACCATTCTTCACCTTATTTTCAAATACGGCTAGGATTCGTTCAGAGTCGTTCTGTGCCTCCAACTCAGCCCATGTCATGGATTGTGCCACAAATGCCCTGCCGTGGGCGGTAGTTGTGTCAAAAAACGGCTGAGATACAGCGGTCCATGTTACGCCATGCTTTTCAAGAGCGTCCTGTGTATTAAGATAATGCCTTAAGCTACGGAACCATCTATCAAGTTTGGTAAAAAGGATAATATCGATGCTGCCAGATTTTACATCATCCATGAGTCTTGTAAATTCATCCCGAAAAAGCTTCTGGCCGGAGATACCATCATCTATATATGTGTCATGTATAACAAGGTCATCACGCTTATTAACATGATCTTGAAGTGTTTCAAGTTGTTCCCTTAGACTATCTCCTGTTTTAGCCTGTTTATCAGAGCTGACGCGTAAGTATAAAGCAACATGCTTTAAGGATTTCTCTGTTTTCTTTTTAATTTTAATCACCTGCTTTCTTAAATCAGTCGCATAACGCCAAGTGATGGTTCAAAATATACAATATATTCTCTGTGTTTTACACACAGACCATACTTTTTTCGATAACTTTCAATAGCTAGTTTTAAGAAACATTCTGATAATCCCATATGCTCAGCCATTGTATACAAATTTACACATCCGGCTTCGTAGGCTTCAATAATTCCGTCTATCCCAACCTGTAGATCATAAGCAAACATCATAGCTTTATGTTCTTGTTTGCGATTAACAGCCTTTCGCTGGTCTAAGATATCTCCAGAGCTTGTGAGATGGTGACCGATTTCCTCAGCTAGTACGCAACTTTTCTCAGCATCAGTGAGTGATTTTTCAATAGCAATACACCCATCAATATATAACCCTTTCAGTCCGTTTACGCCGCTCAAATCTGCCTCAACAATTAAAACATCATTATATAAATCTTGTAATTCTTCATATGTCAATTAATCGCCCTCTTATTATATAGTAAAAGAATATTATCTCATAGACAGGACATACCCTGTCTATTTTTTGTTTTTTCTTGCCGCTAATAACAGTTGTTTATAATCTTCGATTTTCCGCAGTTCCTCTTTGGTCCAATTTGTATTATCTTCTTTGTGTGCGGCTACGGTTTCATAATATGGAGCTGATTCGGCTAGGAGGTCGGGATACATATTTTTATTTACATAGTAATAGGTTTCACCTTCTTTGATACCGTCCGAAGTCCCGTACTGTTTAACAAGTGCATCATATATGATTGGTCTAATTTTTTCCTTAAATTGATCTTGTCGAAGAAGCATGGAAACATAAGTACTAAAATCTACATGATTTAAATCATAGCCATTAGCAATCACACTTCTCGAAAACAATGCTTTGAATATGTCTATATTAGCATTTATTTCTCCATCAAAATCTAATTCTCCTTTGATTAAATCTGTTCTTGCGATGGCTTTCGCATTTTCTGAAACCAAACGGGGCCAGCAAAAGCCAAATACACGAACTGCCGCTTTCCATTTTGCATGCTCAATTTCATGATAGTCTTGACTTTCACCCAATTCATGGAAATTATTTCCGCATTCGAGACAGTAACTAAATTTGTTCTCAGAAAAAATATTTTTGTCCACTTTAAAAAAGTTTGCGATTTTGCTTATCTTCTCATCTTTTGGATTGCTTTTACCTTTCTTCCAATCACTAAAAGTAGATTGGGGTATGCCAGTTGCTTTTGATACCTCCGAAGCTTTTACACCGTATTCTTTTAATAATTTTTCAAAAACATGATACATACAATTCCTTTCCAGCAGAAAATTAGGAAATCCTAAAAAAGTGATTGACAAATTAGGATATCAGAATTATACTGTAATTAGGAATTAGGAAATCCTAAGACAGTAAAATTGATACCTTACTTTTCGCTAATATAATAAGTTTCTCGACAATTCATATTATATAGGATTTCCTAACTAATATCAAGTAGAAAATTAGGAAAGGAGAATTTTATGTACGCAAAGTTCGACAAAATTTTACGAAAAAAGGGAATAACCGCTTATGCTGTTTCAAAAGGTACTGGTATACCAGGCTCAACATTTAGTGACTGGAAGAGCGGGAAAAGCTCTCCTAAGGTAGACAAATTAATTAAGATTGCGGATTACCTTGGAATCGAATTGGAAGAGTTAATTCGAGAACAGGAGGGCTGATGCAGGATTTTAATAGGGATGATAAGTCCAAGCCTGATCCTTATAGGGTGTTTAAGGTCATTGCAGAAATTATATCTGATAGAGAGGGTATAAAAGTAGCTGTAAAAACTGTTATGAGAAAAGAAGATCAGAAGACCATCTAGGCGGTAGAAAGGAGGGGCAAGTCTTGAATGATTTAATATTCAAACGCAAGAAGCGTCCACAACTCGAAGCATCGGGACAAGTAGTTATCAAGATCAATGCAGAGAGCTACAACAAGGTTTTAGAGGTTGCAGATGAAACGGGGGAATCACTTAGAAGTATCGTATCAAAGATGGTTGATTTCGCTTATGAGAATACCAAATATGAGACCGAGGAATATTAAAGTTATCAATCATACTTGGAGGCAATTATATGATGCATGGTAAATTCAATCCTGATCTTTTTTGTAAATTAATCGAGCGTATTTTATCTGAAAGAGACGAAAATATTGAAGTTAAAGTAAAGCTGATTACAGAAGAAGAAGCGGAAGAGCTTAAAAAGGCAGAAGAAAATAAAAATAGCAAGATGAAACCGCCTAGGCGGTAGAAAGGAGGGACAAGCCTGTGAAGGAAATACATATAAAAAGTATTGCTTTAGCTAACGGTGATTTGTACGAAAAAGCATTGTTTGTTGGTAGCAAAGATGAATTTATCACCAAGGTAAATGAAAGGGAGCTTATCAGTATAACGGTCGACAAAACAGAGATAATGGTAAACTCCGAATTCATTATTAGCATTGTTTTTTAACTACTTACTATTTCTTTTTAGGAGTTTGTGACAATGCACTTCCTGCAGCAGTCTTTGATGCAGAGCCGGTGCGGCCATCCCGAAGAACTTTCGAAGCTGCAGATGCAGCCTTTGGTGATGTTTGCTTATTAGCCATAATAATTTCTCCTTTCATATGTATTTCAGCGTATCAACTCTGATACCTACATTATAGGAGTATTTGGGAAAATTTACAAGAAAGAAGGCGATTAATGTTGAGAGAAAAATTTGAACAAATGCTGTTGGAGTCCGTAGACGGAATCAATCTCACAGAAAGCGAAACCAAGATCCTTATATGGTTAGCCGGATGGGATGGCTTCGCAGTTGAGAACATTTGCAGCATTATTAAAAAATGCAGGGAGGCGAAGAATGAAACACAAGATACTTGAGCTGATAGCATTCCTGTTATTTATGAGCGGTATCATCGCGATGTGCTTCCTGATCGGAGCTAGGACAGGCAAGGTTATTAACCCGGCCTCGTTCTTGATCTGGATGGGAATTACAGGAGCCGTTATGTGGTTGGATGCTTTGTGGATTAGCAAGAATTTTGTGGAAGGAGAGTGGACATGAAAGTTCGCTGTACATACTGCAGGCAACATTGGGGTGTCAGCATCCTGCAAAATATTCCAAGATCGGGATACGAATGTCCCAGGTGTGCAACAAAAAGAAAAAGGGCCTATCGGAGTTGCCGCTCCAACAAGACCCAAAACAAAATTATCTTAAGTGCATAATAGCACGATTATTGAAGGAGGTCAATAAGTTATGACAAAAGGTATGGTTAGAAGAATTGACGATTTGGGGCGAGCAACGATTCCAATCGAGTACAGAAGATCCATAGATTTAAAAGAAGAGGAAGCATTTGATCTTTACACATTGGACAAGGTCATTCACCTAAAGAAAGGAAAAGGCAGAAAACTGGATGCACTCGGTAGATATACCATACCGATTGAGGTGCGCAGATCACTCAGATTTGAACTTAATGAAATGGTTGATATCTATGTTGAAGGTGACGAAATCTGTATCAAGAGAGAAATGCTACAGTGTGTAATTTGCGGATCCGATGATGAGAATAGCTTGATGGAAGTTGATGGAGTACTTATTTGCCGGAGATGTGGAATGAAAGTAATAGATAAGTTCGCGGAGGAGTAAGACTATGACAGCAGATGAATTAGAGCTAATGAAGAGTAAACAATTAGATGCTATTAACAAGAAGCGTCTGGCTAAGCAACTAGATAGTAAAGCCTCCTTCTCGGTCATTAATACTGGGGATGGAAATATCAAATGTGAGTATAACGGTAGTATTGGCGATATTATGGCAAATCTTTTCATAGGTCTTAAGCAAATGGAAGAGTGTTGCAATCCAGGTCAAAAAGAAAAACTAAGACAAAAGTTACTTATGATGGCTTTGGCAATGGCTGAGGAGGAATAAGTCTTATGAGAGATTATTGGACATGCTCCAACTGTGGGGCGAATTTAGATCCAGGAGAATCCTGTGATTGCAGAGAGGAGGATGCAGATGAAATTCAAGATAGTAAGTCACCTGTTCAAGTTGAAGGGTACCGGAAAGTTTCATAAGGAACTGAATATGGTTTCCTGGAATGACAGAGAGCCGGTATATGACCTGAGAGGTTGGAATGAGGACCACACAGAAATGACTAAGGGTGTGACCTTCAGCAATGAAGAATATGAGGAACTTGTAAACAAATTCAATGAAAAAGTGGAGGAATAGAGATTATGGGAATTACAGTACAGTTTGAGAGTTATGAGGAAATGATTGGCTTTGCTAATAAATTAGTTGGTGGAAAGACACCTGTGGAAGCAGCTAAGAAAGAAACGAAAGTAACAAAGCCAGCAAAAGAGGAAACACCTGCACAAGATGAAGAAACACAACGCGCTGAAGATCAACCTTATACGGAAGAAGCTCCGGCACAGGAAGAAGAAACAGTAGTTACATACACCTTGGAACAAGTTAGAGCCAAGCTGACACAGCTTACCCGATCTGGTAAAGCAAAAGAAGTTAAAGCAATCCTTACATCTGTTAAAGCTGCTAACCTCACTTCCGTTGATCCTAAGGATTACGCGACGGTTATGGAGAAAGCGGGTGATTTATAATGCCAGGTACCCATGCACGATTATCTGCCAGTGGTGCTAAACGTTGGATGTCCTGTACTCCATCGGTAGCTCTGGAAGAACACTTTCCGGAAAGCACTTCTACATATGCAGACGAAGGAACCTTCGCCCACAGCTTGGCAGAGCTGATCATCAATTACAATCTTCACAATATGAAGAAACCAGAATTCAATAAAAAGTTTGAAGTGTTAAAGAAAAACCAGTATTACAGTCAGGACATGCAGGATTACATCGATGATTATGTTCGGCAGATCTGGGAGTTCACCAATGAAGCAAAAGCAAGATGTAAGGATGTAATTGTTCTAACCGAACAGAGACTTGATTTTTCTGAATATGTAGAAGATGGGTACGGTACCGGTGATGTTGTTATTATTGCTGATCAGATGTTACATGTTATTGACTTGAAATATGGTAAGGGAGTTGGTGTATCTGCAGAGGACAACCCTCAGCTCCGATTGTACGGTATAGGAGCTCTGGCAGCCTTTGATATGATATACGATGTTTCAACAGTAAAAACAACTATTATCCAACCAAGGCTTGAAATGACTACATCAGAGGAATTATCTGTTGAAGATCTGAAGACCTGGGCAGAAAACGAAGTAAGACCGAGAGCAGCACTTGCTATGGCCGGTGAAGGTAACTTCGTAGTTGGTGATCACTGCAAGTTCTGTAAAGCAAAAGCTATCTGCAGAGCAAGAGTAGATTACAACCTGGAACTTACAAAGATGGAATTCAGTCTTCCGGATCTCCTGCAGGATGAAGAAATTGGTGAAGTTCTCCGGAAGGCAGAGCAACTGGCCAACTGGGTTACAGATATCACCGAGTACGCACTGGCAGAAGCGATTAACGGTAAGAAGTGGGACGGCTGGAAGCTTGTAGAAGGAAGAAGCAACCGTAAGTATGCCGATGATATCAAGGTTGCTGATAAGCTCAAAGGCGCCGGTTATGATGAAGCTGTCCTATTTGAGAAGAAACTTTATGGCATTACTGCTATGGAGAAACTTATTGGTAAAAAGAAATTCACGGAGCTGCTTGATAGCTTGATAGAGAAACCTCAGGGTAAACCTACCTTGGTAGATGCAAAGGACAAGAGGCCAGAGATCAGTTCTACACAGTCAGCCAAAGATGATTTCACAGAGGTATCTGAATGAATTTGATTGATGGACATGTTACCAAGGTAATAGAAAAGAAACAGTTTACTCAGCCAGATGATTGGTCTACTCCTGGTAAAGTCCACGATATTTTCACAGTGGAATATTGGGATGATGGTGGTCCAGGTCAAGTAAAAGATTTATGGTTTAGTGCTGATAGCAACATGGATATTAAGCCAGGATACGTATTTCAGCATTAATGGATTGGAGGCAATATGGCAAAGGATGAATTTTGGGATTATCTCGAAGATCTGGCAAAACATAATCATGATGAAAGAGTCGCCAAAAATCCAGATCGCGTAGAATTTGCTATCAAGCAGCTCAGTACAAATAACATTGAATACCGAATTAAGAACCCAGCGATAGGACACATACATGCTTGGGATAGAAAAGGTAATCTACAGCAGTTCTGGGCAGGAACAGGTAAGATACTCGGATCCGATATGAGAGGGATCCATAACTTCATAAAAATTTTAATCAAAGAATAGGAGAAATAAAATTATGAGTAAAGAAGCACAGGTAACAAAAGTAGTAACAGGTAAAGTTAGATTTTCATATGTAAATATTTTTAAGGGCAGAGCATTTCAGCCTGGGCAGGAAGAGAAGTTCAGTATCTGCCTACTTATTCCCAAGTCCGATAAAGATACACTTACCAAGATCAAAGCAGCCATTGAAGCAGCTAAGAAGCAGGGTATAGCTGATAAGTGGGGCGGTAAACTTCCGGCAGGTCTTAAGCTTCCATTAAGAGATGGTGATGCAGAAAGAGCCGAAGAAGCTGAGGAGTACGTTGGTATGTTCTTTCTTAATGCAAACAGCAATCAGAAGCCTGGCATCATTGATGGCTTCCGGAACGAGATCCTTGATCCTACAGAAGTATACAGTGGTTGCTATGGTAGAGCTTCAATCAACTTCTTCCCTTACAACTCTAATGGATCTAAAGGTGTTGCAGTTGGATTAAATAATATTCAAAAATTGACCGATGGTGAACCTCTTGGTGGTGCTAGACGGTCTGCAGAAGATGATTTTGCAGAAGACTACGAAGGCAACGATGTAGACGATATGTTGGGTTAGGCTTATGAAAACATTAGCTATAGATATTGAAACCTATAGCAGTGTTGATATCAGAGAAACAGGGGCATATGCATATGTAGATGCCCCTGGTTTCGAGATATTGCTCATTGCGTATAAGTTTGATAAAGAAGAAGTGCAGTTGATCGATATACATGGCTTTGAAGAAGAAACAGCTGCAGTAGATTTCCTTGAAACGTGTTACCCAGACTTCTGGGAAGGCCTAAACAATCCGGAAGTTATCAAGACCGCGTTTAACGCTAATTTCGAGAGGACAGCACTTGCTAAGTATTTCAATAAGGCTATGCCTCCGGAGCAGTGGAGATGCACAGCTGTTTATGCCGCTACGTTAGGTTTACCAAGAAGTCTTGGTGATGTTGGTGCGGCATTAGCAATCCAACAGGATAAGCAGAAAGACAAGATCGGTAAATCGCTTATTGATTATTTCTGTAAACCTTGTAAGCCCACCCAGAAAAATGGTGGACGGACCAGAAACTATCCGGAACACGATACAGAAAAATGGCATCTCTTCGGGGAATATTGCAAGCAGGATGTTGTGGCAGAACAGGCCATACTTGATAGACTCAAGCCTTACCCAATTACAGAGGATGAACAGGAGCTGTGGAACTTTGATCAGCGGATGAATGATAGGGGTATTTGTTTAGATCTAGATTTTGCTGAGGGAATCATTCAGTACGATACCCAGTACCAAGCTGAGATATCAAAGGAAGCTACAGCTTTGACGGGGCTTAAGAACCCAAACAGCCCGGCACAGTTAAAGAAGTGGTTAAGTGATAAATTAGGAACTGATGTTGATAGCCTCACTAAGGATAGCGTTAAAGCTCTAATCCACGATTGTACGGATGAAAAAGCTATTAGAGTATTAGAAATTAGACAAGCCATGTCAAAGACTTCTACAGCCAAATATGTGGCGATGGAAAAGGCCATCTGTAATGACGGAAGACTGAGGGGAATCCTACAGTTCTATGGCGCTAATAGGACAGGTCGTTGGGCTGGTCGTATAGTCCAGGTGCACAACCTTCCTCAGAATAAAATTCCGGACATTGATCTTGCAAGAGAACTGGTAGCAGAGAAAGATTTTGAAACTTTGGAGCTTATGTTTGGAGAAACACCTTTTGTATTTTCACAGCTAGTAAGAACCGCTTTTATAGCCTCGGAAGGATGCCGTTTTGTCGTAAGTGATTTCTCAGCAATTGAGGCAAGAGTCATTAGTTGGTTCGCGGGTGAGGAATGGCGGCTTGAAGTATTCCGAACACATGGCAAGATATATGAAGCTTCTGCTTCCCAGATGTTCCACGTACCAATTGAACAAATAGGGAAAGGTGGAGAATTAAGAAAGAAGGGTAAGGTTGCAGAGCTAGCACTTGGCTATCAAGGAAGCGTTGGAGCTCTCATAAAGATGGGAGCGCTCGATATGGGATTATCTGAATCAGAACTTCCTATGTTGGTTAACTCCTGGAGAGAGGCCAACTCAAAGATAGTAAAGTTCTGGTATATCACAGAGAATGCAGCTAAGACCGCAATTAAAGAACACAGGACGGTAAAGATACAGCACGGGTTAGAGTTTAGCTACATTAATAAAATCCTCTTTATCAAGCTCCCAGGAGGCAGAAAGCTTGCTTACTACGATGCAATGATAGAACCAAACCCTAAGGGTAAAGAAATGATTACCTATGCCGGTGTAAATCAAGAAACTAAAGCATGGGGAAGACTTGAGACATATGGCGGAAAGCTAGTGGAGAATTTGGTCCAAGGGGCTGCGAGGGATTGTTTAGCAATTGCTATGAAGCGTGTTGACAGAGCTGGATATAACATCGTAATGCATATACATGATGAAATGGTGGTAGACGTTCCGAACGTGGATACACATGCAGCTAAAACGATTACAGAGCTTATGGGGAAAGATATAACATGGGCTCCAGGATTACCACTAAGAGGTGATACCTATGAAACTGTCTACTATAAGAAGGATTAGGAGGAAGTATAGATGAATGTGGCCAACTTGGAGGATTATAAATTAAAGCTTAAATATGACGGCCAGGTTTCTATATCAACCGGTAAGAACCGATTTGAGATGAGCTGGAAGAATAAGAAGATCCTCTGGTCAAATCTGGTGGCTAAGCTGAAAAGCCCTGTTATAACTCATGAGACTTTTGAAGAGTACAAGAAGATGGCCAAAAATGAACAGGACCAGATTAAGGATGTAGGAGGCTATGTAGGCGGAAGCTTAACCGGTGGCAGTAGAAAAGCCGGCAGCGTGGCATCCAGACAGATACTTACTTTAGATTTAGACTTTGCGCCGGTAGACTTCTTTGAGGGTTTGGAGCTTTTATCAGATTATGCCTGCTGCGTTTATTCCACTCATAAACATTGCCCGGAGGCGCCAAGGTATAGATTATTAATCCCAATAGACAGAGAGGTTACTCCAGATGAATACGAAGCTATCAGCAGAAAGATAGCGGAGGAAATAGGAATTGATTATTTTGATGATACCACCTATCAAGCTTCTCGGTTGATGTACTGGCCAAGTGTGAGTGCTGATGGATACTATTATTATAATTACCTGGATAATCAATTTCTGTCTGCAGATAAGACACTAAAGAAATACACGGACTGGACGGATACAAGCTATTGGCCAGAGAGCTCAAGAGCTGTGAAGACTAGAAAGAAGCTGGCAGACAAGCAGGGAGATCCGTGCGAGAAGCAGGGACTAATTGGAGCTTTCTGCAGAACCTACACTATTATAGAGGCAATAGAAACATTTTTACCAGAGGCATACATCAAATGTGATATGCCGAACCGGTACACCTACACAGGTGGAAGTACTGCAGCGGGTCTGGTTGTATACGAAGATGAGAAATTCGCATATTCCAACCATGCGACTGATCCAGCAAGCGGAAAGCTCTGTAATGCCTTTGACCTAGTAAGATTACATAAGTTTGCAGAATTGGATGAAGAAGCTACAGCTGATGTTAAAACAACAGAGTTGCCAAGCTACAAGGCGATGGTAGAACTAGTTCAAAAAGATGATGCTACAAAGGTTACCATGGGGCAAGAAAAGCTGGAGAGCGCCAAGGATGAGTTTGAAGTTATAGATGATACAACCTGGTTAGCAAAGCTTGAATACAACAAACGAGGGGAGTTGGAGAACACTCTCGGGAATCTGCTTCTTATATTAAGAAATGACCAGAACCTTAAGTCAATTGTTTTTAATCAACTAAGTGATGGAATGGAGATCAAAGGAGAAGTACCGTGGAAACACCCCAGCAAGTTCTGGAGGGATGCAGATGATGCGCAACTTATTTCATACATCGATCTAGCATATGGAGCCTTCTCAGCTAGGAATTATGAAATAGCAGTAACCAAGATTGCAGATGACAGATCCTATCATCCTATCAGGGAGTTTCTTGACACCCTCCCGGAGTGGGACGGAATAGAAAGAATAGACATGCTGCTGATTGAGTACTTGGGAGCTGATGATAATGAATATGTGAAAGCGGTTACCAGGAAGACATTAGTGGGAGCTATCGCAAGAGTGCTCAACCCTGGTTGTAAGTATGATACTATGCTTGTCTTAAATGGCCCTCAGGGCATAGGCAAGAGTACATTGATAGCCAAATTAGGAGGAGAATGGTTTTCTGACAGCTTACATCTTTCTGATACGAAAGATAAGACAGCAGCTGAAAAGCTTCAGGGTTATTGGATCTTGGAGATAGGGGAATTGGCGGGGCTAAGAAAAGCAGAGGTTGATACACTCAAAGGTTTCATTTCGAAGCAGAATGATATATACAGGGCAAGCTTCGGAAGAAGAACTTCTCCGCATTTACGACAATGCGTATTCATAGGTACCACAAATGCAGAAAATGGATACCTCAGGGATACAACAGGCAATAGAAGATTCTGGCCGGTGATGGTTCCGGGCGCAGGGTCAAAAAACATCTGGGGTATAACCAAAGAAGAACTACTGCAGTTATGGGCTGAGGCTTTAAATTATTATAAGAAACATGAATCAATCTACCTCAGTGAAAGGTTGTCGGCCATGGCAGAGAAAGAACAGAAAAGGGCCATGGAGAGTGATGAACGTGAGGGTATCATCCGTGAGTTCTTAGAAAAGAGGCTTCCAGATAACTGGGATGACATGAATATCTTTGAACGCAGAGTTTATATAAATGGCGATGAATTTGAAACTAATTCAAAGGAAGGCACAAACGAACGTAAGAATGTCTGCATAGCGGAGATTTGGTGTGAATGCTTTGGAAAGGACAAAGGCAGCTTGAAAAGGCAGGACTCAAATGAGATAGCTGCCATTATGGCAAAGCTGGATGGATGGGAAAAGACGGAAAGCAGCATGAGATTTAGGATCTATGGAGTCGCAAAAGGATATGAAAAAGTGTAACTAATATTGTAACTAGCAAAAAATATTAGTTACAAATGACCAGCTAGTTACAAAAATGTGTAACTAGTAACCAATTTGTAACTAACTTAGTTACACTTGAAAGCCTTGAAAACACTAACAAAAACAGCAATTGTAACTATGTAACTAATATATCTATATTAAATTAATTTTATATAGTATTTGTAGTTTTTTCGCATAAAACGCACATATTCGTATATACACGCGCGAATCAGTTACAAGTTACAAGGAGTAAAAAGCATGGAAAGAGAGTCAAAAATAGAAGAATGGTTGAACTCCCAGATTAAAAAGTTGGGATGTAAGTCTTACAAGTTCGTAAGTCCCGGAAACCCTGGTGTGCCTGACCGGATTTATCTGCTTCCAGGAGGGAAGGTTTACTTCGTAGAGCTGAAAAGAATTATAGGAAAACTATCAGGGGTGCAGATGTGGCAGCGTGAGCAGTTCCTTCAGATGGGAGCAACATTTAAAACAGTGTATGGCATGGAGCAGGCAAAGGACTTAGTAAAGGAGATCAAGGATGAAATTCAAACCGTACCCCTATCAGAAACACACAATCAATAAAATATTGGAACTACCTAAAGTAGGCCTTCTGCTTGATATGGGATTGGGAAAGACTGTGTGTACTCTTACAGCCATAGACGAATTGATGTTTAACAGCTTCGAGGTATCGAGGGTTCTTGTCATAGCACCAAAGCGTGTAGCGGAAGACACCTGGATTAGGGAGATTGATAAGTGGGACCATTTGAAACATCTTAGAATATCTAAGGTACTTGGGACCCAGAGGCAGAGACTTGAAGCATTGAATGCCGCTGCTGATATTTATGTGATCAACCGTGAGAATGTTGTATGGCTAGTAGATCTGTATAAAAACAGTTGGCCTTTTGACACAGTAGTGATTGATGAATTAAGCAGCTTCAAGTCTAATAAGTCTCAGCGCTTCAGGGAATTAAAAAAAGTAACGCCATTGATTAACCGAATGATAGGTCTTACTGGTACACCTACTCCTAATGGTTACCTGGATCTCTGGTCACAGATGTATTTACTTGACCGTGGAGAGCGTTTAGGGAAAACCATAACCGGATACCGGGACAGATATTTTACACCCGGGAGAAGAAATGGCTATACCGTCTTTGACTGGGATTTAAAAGACATGGCAGAGGAAGCAATACAGAATAAGATTAAGGATATCTGCATTAGTATGGACGCGAGAGATTACTTAGATCTTCCGGAAAGAATTAATAATAACGTGTATGTGACCATGGAGCCAAAAGCCCAGCACCTTTATGAGGAGCTGGAAAAGGAATTGATACTGCAGGTTGACGGCGAAGAGATAACAGCACTGACTGCTGCCACTTTAACCAATAAGCTTTTACAGATGGCAAACGGATCCGTCTACAATTCTGAAAGGGATGTAATACATATTCATGATGGGAAGTTGGAAGCCCTGGAGGAGATTCTTGAATTCAACCAGGAGCCGGTGTTGGTATTCTATAATTTCAAACATGATTACAACCGGCTGATGGAACGCTTCAAGGGCCTTGAACCGAGGACGTTGGAAACATCAAAGGATATATCCGATTGGAATGAAGGTAAGATAAGGCTGCTGTTAGCACATCCAGCAAGTGTTGGCCATGGCTTAAACATACAAGCCGGTGGGCACATAATAGTATGGTTCGGATTAACTTGGAGCTTGGAACTATATCAACAGGCAAATGCAAGACTGGATAGGCAGGGACAGACAATGAGTGTTATCGTGCATCATCTGATCACCGAAGGAACGGTGGATGAGGATGTCATGAAAGCCCTGGATAGAAAGGAAACAGGACAAGCAGCCTTACTGGAGGCAGTTAAGGCAAGAATAGGGGGTTACAAGTGATAGCAATAAAGTATAACCGTGGGGTCATGACGATCTATCCGGAGCACTTCTTTCCGGCATCACAGGCAGACATAAAGAAGCTGCTTAAGGTGGTAGTAATGGCTGATCACAGCCAGGAGGTTATTGACGAGATTACAGGGTGGATGAAACAGGAGATCCCCCAGTGTGAGGAACTGGCGAAGGAATACGCCAACAAGTACATAGACAATCACCCGAGGGTAAAGGAAGCAGAAGTCAGAATCAAAGTCATGGAAACGGCCGCTAACAGAATGAGAGGAACCCAGGCGCATAAGCTGGCAGTACTGAACCTTAAAGAAGCGAGGAGAGAATATAACCACTTGAAAGGGCTTGAGATTTCATATAGTAGGGAATTCAAGCAGAATTCCGTTCGTAAGGAGAAGTTAAAGAAGAATTTGCAGGTGATGCTGTCATGAAAGAAAACTATTATGCATTACTGATCTGCATCCTTCGTCCGGATTTCACAATTGACCGTAGTACAGAATTTATGATCGATGGAAGGCTACGTAAGAATTTACCGAAGGGTGAAGGTATCGATGAAATGATCCGCATGAAGCAACAGGGAATGACTCATAAGGAAATTGGTGAAATGTTCGGGATATCTAAGGATGCGGTACATAAGAGGATTCAGAGATACAAGGAGGCAATATTGATATGAGAACTTTATTACGATATCCCGGGAGTAAGCAGCGTATAGCTCCGTGGATTATAGACCAGATGCCAAAGCACCACAGTTACCTGGAACCGTATGCCGGAGGTATTGCGGTATTACTTAACAAAGAACCATCCAAGATTGAGACTATCAATGATTTGGACGATGACGTGGTGAATCTCTTCAGAGTGATTAGGGAGAAGAAGAACGAGTTGATAGAACTGATTGTTTATACCCCATATGCCAGACAGGAATACAATGAAGCCTTTCCAGAAAACTTGGATGAGCTATCAGATATCGAGAGAGCAAAGAATTTCCTTATACGGTCCGGAATGGGTCATGGTTTCCGGCTCTGTGAGAAATGCGGTTGGAAGAAAGATGTATACGGTCGAGAGGCAGCATATGCGGTCCGGTACTGGAATGACCTTCCGGATGTGATCACGAATGTAGCACACCGGTTGAAAATGGTACAGATAGAACATAAACCTGCGGTAGAGCTGATCAAGGCATTTAATCATGATAACGTTTTAATCTATGCAGATCCACCTTATGTATTATCAACTCGTACCAGGAAGCAGTATCGGCATGAGATGTCCGATCAGGATCATGTGGATATGTTAAATGTATTGCTGTTACATACTGGTCCAGTGATGTTATCCGGATATGATAGTGATTTATATAATTCATATCTGTCAGGATGGAGAAAAATAAGCACTCCGGCCAGAGCTGAGAACTCACTTCCAAGAACAGAAGTATTATGGATGAATTATTGAGAGGATGGTATCAATGAAGAGAACATGTAGAAATTGCATCCATTGTGAACCACACAAAAGAGACAAATGGTATAGAGTTGTCTGGTGCATAGTGTTATATACCAATGTTAACTTGAATAAAAACAGGTGCAATTGCATGCACTGGAAGAGAGGGCTCCAATGAAAGTATCAGACCTGATGACCGGTCGAAACGAAGGAATGGCTATGGCATTGCGCATCGTTAAGGAAGGTGGTATCCAAGCTCTGGAGAAGGAAATTAGCTATCGCAACATCTCTGGAATATCACTCAATCTTACCCAGCAGGAGATTAAGGATGCATCCTATAAAGCACATGTCAGAGCTACGGAGGTTGCAATAGCGATCAGCCTGGTAACGCTTATGGATGAATTTTGTTTCAGCCGGAGCCAGATGCATAAGTATAAAGCCGCATTTGATGCTAATGTATACAAAGCCGTAAACAATGACAGGTCCATGGACATCCTTCAAGAGTACATAGATAAGATCCGGAAAGATGTTGGAATAGAGATAACGATCGGAGATTAACCTATTACCCACTTACAGTTGAGGACATCAAAGCATAACACTATGCTGTTTCTTAAGCCATAAGCGGTATAGGTGCAGTGAAAAATCTTAACCATGTGCTGATCCTTGATAGCATTGATAGCATCGACCTTAAACTTGAACAGCTCGCAGTTATCGTCCTCAACACAGAAATAGCGAGGTATAAGGTCACCAACAGTATTAAAGGCTGCTAACACAGCTACAGGATGACCTTGGGGATGTCTGATTATTGGACTATGGTCGGGTTTTAGGAATGGCATAGAGTTCACCTCATAAAGTTAATAAAATTATTATAGAACGTTTGTTTGGGTTTTGCAATGGTAAGTAAGGGGAATTAAGATTTAGCTCATTAGAGCAGAAATGGAGAATAGGATGGAAAGATTAACAATGAGAAGTCCAATGGATAAAGAAAATATTCTTTATTCGCCAAAGGATGAAATTAAGATTGTAGAGAAGCTTGCAATGTACGAGGAATTAGAAGACAGGATTACTAAGGAATTCGGCTCTAATCTTACTGCATTTGAATTAATGGATATGTACTTAAAACAAATCGAAACCCAAGATGGAGAAATGACGAAGGGATTCCGTATCCTAACGAATGACGATGCAAAACTTTATGATAAGTGGAAAGTAGATAGAATGGTTGAAGCACATGAATTGCTTATCAAGATTCCGTGCAAGATTGGTGACACGGTATATGATATCGATTTTGGCAAGGTGATACCATGTATGGTTACAGGATACAGTATGGGAGCGGTAGATGAAGATGATGAGGATGAATATTCAGATGAACTTAAAATCCACTACTGCGGAGCTGGCATTGAAAATTGTTGTGGAATTGATGAATTTGGAAAAACGGTGTTTTTATCAAGAGAAATAGCGAAGGAAGCACTTGCTCGGTAAACTAAAATTTGTCTCATGAAAGGAAACGTAACCGATGGATGCAAACCGATGTGTATCATGTGGAGTAGTCATCCCAGAAGGGAGTAAGGAATGTTTACAGGATTTATGTTAGTTTTGATATTCTTGGAACTATGCTTTATAGAAAAAGCCATAGAGAAAGGGGCGAAGAAGGATGCAGAGGATAATTTACACAGTTGATATCGATGAGGAAGTATACGAGCTTGATGGACTATTAGATGCTTTGGATATAACAGTACAGCTGTCGACAGATTGCTTTGTTGAGAGGAGCCGGATAGAGTCACCGGCTGAAGTTTGTGAAAATGGAGAATGGGAGGAAGAAGAGGATGAATAATCTATTAGATCAATGGAATGAACATATTATTAAAGGTAATCATCTGAGTAGGGAACTGGAGGTCATAGAGGACTTGATTGAAAAATCCAAAGGTGAGGACATCTGTTTTACTTCAAGGCCCAATGGGGCAACTTATATAACAATCCTGTCCCCGGAGAAGATGCAGGAGCTTAGAGAGAACGCTGTTGTTGCTGTCATTCAAGCTAAAAACGAGAAAACCGCAGAGCTGGAGAAACTTATGGGAGTTCGCAAGCCTGCTACTATTAATCCGGTATTTGAAGCAGCGGTCAAGGAAATGGTTAATTGCGCAAAGGAGCATAAGGAACCTGATCCGGTTGAAGAGAAGCTGACCAACATACTGAAGGAAGAGGCTAAGAAGATTGAGGACAAGCCGGTTAAGGAAGAAACTAAGGCTGAGATATTAGAACATTATACCGATGAGATCACTAAGCTTTGCAAAGACGAGTCAAACAAGGTTGGCGATATTGCAGATAAGTACGGTGTTAAGAAGTCTGATATATACAACTTCATGGCAAAGCATAAAATCAGCCGGGCGATACCGAAAAAGAATGATGTCTTTCTTGATACGAAGGTGTCAGCCAGGCAAAGCAAAAGCAAATAGTTTCGCCGGTACTGTAAAAGAGCTTAGTCCTTCGGAAGTTAAAATGTGGGGCAAGATGGATACTGAAAAGTGCCCGGTATGTGGTAAGCAGGTTGTATTCTCCATGCATATGACCAGATCTGATTATACTTGGAAGTTTATCGGTAAGGACGGTAAGACAAAGTATTGCTGTGGATATAACCATTACAATCAAGCGAAAGGGAAAGGACGGTGATAGAGTGAATCAAGTAACAGCTGATGATTTAATTGATAAAGCAGTTAAAAAGGCTATCAGGGAGTATAGTAAGGAGCAGCGAAGCGAGAAAAAACGTAAGGCACTACATAACACTAAGATGCTTCTTAAGAATTATGATAAAATCAAGTGTAGTATCGAGGAGGCCATATCTGAGGCAAGCCAATTAGAAGAGCAATCTTTTGCATATTCAGATGATGAAGAGATTTATATCAATAGTATTCGTAGGAGTAAATTGAAAAGTCTTATTGTAATTTCACATATTGACAGGGCACTTGAGCTAGTTCAGGAGGAGTACAACCAAAAAGAAACTCCGGAGAAATATGATGTATTTATCAAGTGTTTTATGCAAGGGGTGAATTACGATGATGCTGCTAAAGAATATTATTCAAGTAAAACTTCTATAAGCCGGTGGGTAAATGAAGTTACAAAGGAAGTAAGTATTCAATTATTTGGGGTAGATGGAGTCGATCTCATTTGAAACAATGGTGGAATAAAAACGGAATTTACAAGGTATTTCTCCCTATGGTATTATTACTGTGGAAGGTTGAACAAAACCTCCGTTGGCTGTTTGGTTGATAAGGCCGGCTGCTGATATCCCCTCATGGGATCCCCAATACTTATACTCCCCAAAAAGGCATTCAGAAAATTACTAAGTATGAGTGCTTTTTTAAATTAATATTAGGCAAGCTGCCATATAATAATTCAAAGCCTACGAGAGAGTAGGTAGAGCGTTTATCCTATGATAGGCGCTCTTTTTAATTCTTGCAAATAATGTTAGAAAGTGGTAGTATATGGGTAAATTGGAGGGGAATATAATGAAAAAATATAAAATCTTGTTTTTAACGACATTGGTATTTTTAGCGATTACTCCGCTTCTGATAAGCTTAATCATTAATAGATTATATAATACTGCCGGTGTTAATTTCAGCAAAGAAACGTGGCTATCATTTATGGGGTCATATATAGGAGCTATAGTTACTGCAGGAGTATTATTTTTCACTATTCAATACAACAAAAGAATGCTTGATAGTCGTATTATAGAAGAAAAGATTAAGCAGCAATACATTGATGTCAAAGATACAGCGAATAAGTTGATTGATATGGTTTTACTAACAAAATACGAAAGCATGGAAAACAGAGGAAGAGACATTTATTTTTATGAAAGAATTTTTTATGATATCATGTTAATAAGAAGCATTATACATAGTAAGCAAAACAATGAACTTTATGATTTAATACTTGATATGACTAATAAATATGAGGGATTAATACCAAAAACAGCTACGTATTCAAATACTCAGATGACTATTGATGCTTCATCTAGCGGGATGGAAGTAGTTATAAATAACGCTAGGTTGGATCTATATGAAAAGAGAGATAAATATTTTGAAAAACTTAATGAGAATATGGAAGCAGAAATCAAAACAATTTATTTATAGAATACAGTAAGTAATTATAGCCATTAAAAAGTGGAATTATTTACATTTGCTCTTGTCTGTTTCATATGATACTTTAATTAGGTATCAATAAAATAGAATAAGGAGAAGATTATCATGGAATATGTATTATTAATTTTAGTGATAGTGTTATGTATTATAATTGCTATTAAAAAGTAATTATAGTACGCCAGCAGTCTACACGATGTTGGCCGCTTATTAATAATAATATATAACTATAATCTTTGTTTATATCGATAGGATCATGTCTGTTGCATGGTCCTTTTCTTATACCCAAAACAAACGAATTGAGGTGGTGATGCATGGCACGAGCTCCGGATGAAAGATATGATCAAGCGATTAAGCTATATAAACAGGGAATGAAATTGGTTGATATTGCAAGTCAACTAAATCTTCCTGAAGGAACTGTTCGCAGATGGAAGAGCACTCATAAGTGGGATAGCGAACGCTCGGATAAGAAAAGCGAACGTTCGGTTAAGGATAAAGGCGGTCAGCCGGGTAATAAGAATGCAGTAGGCCATGGAGCTCCTGAGGAAAATAAGAACTCGGAGAAACATGGCTTCTTCTCTAAGTGGCTGCCAGCTGAAACCGCCGAGATTATGCAGAGCATTGAAAAGATAGATCCGCTCGATATCCTTTGGGACAATATCATGCTGCAGTATACCGCTATTATTCGAGCTCAGAAACTTATGTATGTTAAAGATCAAGAGGATAAAACAACTACAAAGATAGGCGAAGGCTTCAGCGAAACTGGAAGCTCTGAAAAGTGGGAAGTACAACAGGCATGGGATAAACATGCTACATTTATGAATGCTCAATCCAGAGCTATGAAAACACTGGAGAGTATGATAACTCGTTATGATGAACTGCTACATAAGAATTGGGATAAAGCTACAGAGGAGCAGAAACTCCGCATCAGTAAACTTCGTTATGAAGTATCACAGCTATCTGGTGGTGGTGAAGGCAATACTGGTATAAAAGACTTCCTTAAAGCTGTTAAACCTACACAGGAAGATATAAACGCAATGTTCGCAGATGAAGAGGTGATTGAAAATGCCGAAGAAGTCCAAGAAGAATAAATCCTTCGAGTTTAAACCTTTTTCACTGAAACAATTAAAACTCCTTAATTTCTGGCGAGAGGAATCGCCTTGGAAAGATGTTGACTTAGTAATAGCAGACGGATCCATTCGTTCCGGTAAGACAATAGCTTGTATATGCTCTTTTCTTCAATGGTCGCAGGAAACATTCGAAGGAGAGAGCTTCATCCTAGCCGGTAAAACAATGGGAGCATTAAAGCGTAATGTTATTAAGCCAATGCTTCAAATATTGACAGCCTGGGGATGGTCATATAACTATAACCGGTCTGAGAACTTTATCGAGATTGGATCTAATACATATTACATGTATGGAGCTAATACAGAAGCTTCACAGGATGCATTACAAGGCTTAACAGCTGCAGGGGCGTACGGCGATGAAGCAGCCTTATTTCCTCAGTCATTTATTGATCAGATGATTGGTAGATGCTCTGTTGAAGGTTCGAAAGTATTTTTAAACTGCAATCCAGAAGGACCGCACCATTACATTAAAGAGGAATTCATTGATAAGGCGAAAGAAAAGAATGTATATCATTTACACTTCACTATGGATGATAATCTCACATTATCTCAAAAGGTAAAAGATAAGTTTAGGCGAATGTTTACCGGTGTTTTCTTCAAGCGGTTTATCCTTGGATTGTGGGTAGCTGCTGACGGATTAATATATCAGCAATTTGCAGATGATCCAGATAATTATCTGATAGATGATGAATGGTTAAAAGAACATCCAATCCTTTATGGAACTATAGGTGTAGATTTTGGTGGAACTAAATCAGCTCATGCATTTACCTTCACGGGATTCACTAAAGGTTTCAAAGAGGTCGTAACTATAAAAGAATATTACAAGAAAAAGCGAATCAGCCCATCAACATTAGAGGCTGATTTTTGTGATTTCGTTAAAGTAATTCAGAGTAAGTATAAATGTTACGAAGCATATATGGATAGTGCGGAGCAGACACTCATTGCAGGGATGGAAGCAGCGGTCATAAAAGCTAAGATACCGATTGAGATTAAGAATGCAATTAAGGGACCAATTAATGATCGTGTTGCTTTCTATAATTCAATGATGTCACAGGGGAGATATAAGATGCATAAGTCTTGTAAAAATCTTAAAGAAGCTTTTGAGAGTGCTGTATATGATGATAAACAAGTAACTAAAGACGTTCGTCTTGATGATGGTCAAATGAATATTGATAGCTTAGATGCTACCGAGTATTCAACTGAAAGTATCCAGGGTGATATTTTATACTTATAATGCGAGGTGAAAAATTGACAACGATAAAGGAATTTTTAGAAAAGCAAGGATACAATGTGGCTGCCGATGAGACTACATCTCATTTCGATGAGTGGCTTGATTGGTATGAGGGTTATGTTAAAGACTTTCATCATTACACTGTTTACAATGGTATCGAGTCGGTTGGTAAGGATCGTTATGTATTAGGTATGGCCAAGACGGTTGCTGAGGACTGGGCCAACTTAATTCTAAATGAAAAAGTTAAGATATATACCGGTACTGATTTTGATAAGCAACTCGAAAAGGTATTTGAATATAACAATTTCAGAGTAAAAGGAAATCAGCTTATAGAGTTGGCTTTCGCACTTGGAACCGGAGCATTTGTTGAGTATTTGGACGGATCAGGACAGATAGTCATAGATTTCATCCGTGCAGGCATGATTTATCCTCTGTCATGGGACAATGGATATGTCAATGAGTGCGCATTCGGCAGTATGAGGGAGCGCGATGGTAAGAAGCAATATTATATCCAGGTACATAAATTTGGTGACAGTAAAACATATGTCATAGAAAACCATATTGTAGATGCTGACTCTGGAGTAGATATTGTACTTGATGAAGGCATGCTTGATATAGTCGATACGGGATCTCCAATAGCGCTCTTCCAGATCATAACTCCGAATGTGGTCAACAACATCGACTTAGACAGTCCTTACGGGATTTCAGTATATGCCAATGGTATATCACAGCTTAAGGGTTGCGATTTAGTATATGACTCATACATGAATGAATTTGAGTTAGGTAAAAAGAAAATAACAGTCCCTGTCAGCATGGCAAAAATACAGATGGGTACCGAGGGAGTATCAAGACCAGTATTTGATAAAAACGATACTGTGTTTTACGCGGTACCGGATGATCGAGAAGGTAAAAATACTATTAAAGAGATAGACTTTACTCTCCGATCAGTGGAACATGATCTTGCAATGACCAAGGTACTTGATTTGCTTAGCTTTAAATGTGGACTTGGTACTGGAAGATATAAGTTTGAGAACGGATCCGTAGTGAAAACACAAATAGAGGTTATCTCGGATAAGTCAGATCTATATCAGTCATTAAAGAAGCATGAGATTGTTTTAGATAGTGCTCTAAAAGGCTTGGTTAAAGCAGTGGGGCAACTAACAGGCAACGAAATCAATGATGTTAATATTGATTTTGATGATAGCATAATTGAGGATAAACAGTCAGAGAGACAGACTGACAAAGGCGATATTGCAATTGGTGTAATGTCTACGCTCGAATATCGTATGAAGTGGTATGGAGAGACAGAAGAAGAAGCCAAAAAGATGATACCGGAGCCGGTTGTTGAAGTTATTACTTAGGAGGTGAGTTAAATGTTTACACCTTCACAATTAGAGCAGATACCAATCAAATTACAGCAGCACATGACTGATCTTGAAATGAATATTATGCAGGATATCGTACGGAGAATTAATATCAATTCAGAGATTACCCGATCAGCTGACTGGCAAATATACCGCTTGCAGCAGATGGGTAAAAGCTCAGAGTACATAAAGCAACAGATACAGCAGTCTTTAAAACTTACAGATGCTGAGATTGATAATTTATACGAAGGAGCTATACAATCTGGCTATGCGAGAGATAAGCGTCTTTACGAAGCCACAGGAAAGCCGTTTACTGAGCTCAAAGACAATGAAGAACTGCAACAGCTTATTCAAGCTACGATAAAGCAGACTAAATCCGATATGGTTAATATTTGCCAATCGTTAGGGTTTACACTTGAAATGAACGGCAAGACGGTATTCACTCCAATAGCTCAATATTATCAACAAGTACTCGATGAAGCAGTCCTGGGAATTACAACCGGAACAGTTGATTATAATACCATGCTTAAAAAGGTTGTTAATGAAATGACTAAAAGTGGACTAAGGACCGTTGATTATGCTTCTGGGTGGACTAATCGAATTGAAGTTGCTTCTCGTAGAGCTTTAATGTCGGGAGTTACTCAAGTAACCAATAAGGTTAATGAAATGAATGCAGAAGCGCTTGATACAGATAAATTTGAGGTGTCCTGGCACGGCTCAGCTAGACCGGATCACCAAGAGTGGCAAGGTAGAGTATATACGAAGCAGCAGCTTATAGATGTATGTGGTCTAGGAACTGTTACCGGATTATGCGGAGCGAACTGTTATCATTCATACTATCCGTTTATCGAGGGCATATCCGAAAGAACCTACACTGATAAGCAACTGGAAGAAATGAACGCAAAAGAGAATACGCCTAAGGAGTATCGAGGCAAGGAATACAATACCTATGAAGCATCTCAGCGACAACGCAACCTTGAAACACTTATGAGGTCACAGAGACAGAAGATAAAGCTTCTTAAAGGTGGAAATGTTACCGAGGATGATTTAATTAACGTACAAGCTAAATATCGAAGTACCATGGCACAATATAAAAAGTTCTCTGAAGAGATGGAATTACCTCAGCAGAAAGAACGGATTTATATGGATGGATTGGGAAAAGTAGCATAGAAATGGGTGATCCATACTTGAAGGTGAAACAAAAATCCAAGCAGAAAGGTTAAGGTGATCCTTTTATAATCTCCCTAGTTAGGACGTTGGGTTAAACGTCTTATTTTTATTGTCCACAAACGTGCTGGTGACATTAAGTAATATTAAACTGCATGGAAATTGATAGCCGACAGGCTTTAAATGGAGGGTAATTATGAAATTAAGAAACCAGAAACTTAGATACAATTTACAATTCTTCGCGAATAAAGGTGAGAGCGGTGACGGTACCGACAATACCGGTGATGATGGTGACGACAACCAGGGCGATGACAATCAGGACGATAAAGGTTCTGGCGACAAGGGCAAAAAGTCGGATAAATCTACTAAAGGCAAGACCTACACTCAGGAAGAGATCGATGATATGATTTCTGAGCGCCTTAAGAGAGAGCGCAAGAAGACAGAAAAGAAGCAGGAGCAGACCAAGGATGATAAACAGGGCGATAAAGGTTCTGATGATAAATCCAAGGACGATGCCAACACTAAGAAACTTTCCGTACTCGAAGAAAAAGTACTTTGCTATGATCATGACATTGCGAAGGAATATGTCAAAGAAGCGATTGCACTTGCAAAAGCCTATGTTGATGAAGATACCGATATGGACGAAGCGCTTGACAAAGTAGTTAAGAAGTTTCCTCAATTTGCCAAAGGTTCGGATTCTAAGAAAAAGAAATCTGATAATAATGATGGCGACGATGAGGACAATGAAGATGATACTGACAACAAAAAAGGTTCCTGGGGTCAGAGACAAAAAGGACAAAAGTCCAAGTCTCCGGCCGATATGTCTTATGAAGAATATAAGGCTTACAGACAGGGCAATAAGAAAGAGAGGTAATTAAATTATGCCGAATGTATTATTAACTCCGCAAGTAATTGCAAATGAAGCACTTATGGTGCTTGAGAGCCAGTTAACTATGGCAAACTTAGTCCACAGAGACTATTCAAAAGAATTTGTACAGGTTGGTGATACAATAACTGTAAGAAAACCTGCTAAATTCGTAGCCAAAAACTTCACTGGGACCGTATCCGGTCAGGATGTCACTGAAGGAAAAGTAGATGTAAAAATGGATCGTTTCCGCGACATCACTGTAAAGGTTACATCCAAGGAAATGGCACTTGAAATCAAAGAATTTAGTGAGCAAGTTGTTGCTCCGGCATTATCAGCTATTGCACAGGCAATCGATACCGACTTGCTTACAGTAGGAGTTGAAAAAGCCGGCAAGACTGCAACTGTATCTGGAACACCTGTTCTCGCAGATATTGCAGGTGTAGGCAAGGCGCTTGATATGTCCAAAGCTCCAAAACAGAACAGACGTCTTATTCTTCCTGCTGAAATTCAGTACAAGTACAACACGCTTGATAATTTTGCTAAGCAGGCTTATGCTGGCGACTCTCAGGCATTAAGAGATGCTGAAATCGGCAAGGTTTACACTTGCGAAACATTCTCGTCTGAAAATTGTCCGCAGTCTGCAGCTGCAACTCCTGGTACAGTAGCTTCCTACAAGGTAGTTGGAACAGTTAATACGACTCAGTTTACAGTATCCGAGGGATCTGCAGCAACTGGCACTATCAAGGTAGGTGACCAGCTTATTGTAAATGGTTATCTTTATACTGTAACCGAGGATTTAACACTTGTATCCGGTGCAGGCATACTTAAGGTTGACCAGAACATTCCTGCAACAATCACCGAAGCGGTAGCTGTTAAGGTTATTAAGAAGGCTCATGCACTCGGTTTCCACAGAAATGGCCTTGCACTTGTTACTCGTCAGCTAGAGCTTCCTATGGGTGCATCCAAAGCCTATATCGCAAGCGCTAACGGCTTAGCTGTTCGTGTAGTAATGGATTACGACACCTCGACTAAGACGGATACCATTTCCTTTGATATTATCTATGGTATCAAGGAACTGGATACATCGTTACTCGTAGACTTTGCTTAATCTGAATTAGGAGGCGGTGTCCATGACGAATTATGCAGACTATGCATATTATACCGGTACATACAAAGGGGCAGTTATTGACGCTGCCTCTTTTGATTATTATTCCAGAGCAGCAAGTCAGGTAATTAGACGATTTACATTTGGAAATATCAATGAGAACGCTGTATCTGATGAAGTAAAGATGTGCTGCTGTGAGCTTGCAGAACACTTGTATGCTACCGAAAAGCAACTAAAAGAAGCAGGCGGTAAAACATCTGAAAAAGTAGGAGAGTATTCCGTTAGCTATGAAAAATTAGTTGATGTTCGCGCTAATGGAGATTTGAAATCATATCAGATAATCGAGACATGGCTGGCTATGATCGGCTTACTATATCGGGGGTGTTGTTAATGTATACCAATGCAGACATGACGCTTTATTCCTGCAGTAAGGATGGTAAGTATACCAGAAAGGTAATTAATAAAGTATTCTGGGAAGAGGTCAAACAGTCCAACATCGAAAAGACCGGCTTAATATCAGCGGATTCCGTAAAGGTATTCATCCCGGTCGGCAGTGCTACGGATGGACTAGATTTTACTACGAGTAAAGATCTGGTTATAAAAGGTGTTGTTGCTGCTGAGTTTGATAATACCTCTCAGTCCACTATATCGGCATCCCTGACAGCTCTGAAAGCTTCTCATGATGTTTATACGGTGACCGTGGCAGATGGCAAGCTTTACGGTAGCCCTTCAATGCAGCACTATCAAATATCATGTAAGTAGGTGATAAGGTGAACTACAATCTTGAAATGAAATCTATTCAGCAACTTTGCCAAGAGAGAGGTATTGTAGTTAACGGAACTACTCAAAAATATATTGACCAAGAAGTAATTCGATTGATGGATCCGTACACTCCGAATTTAGGCGGAGTACTTATAAAAAGTGCTACGCTAAGCACCAAAATTGGAAGCGGTGATATCAAACAGAATACTCCTTATGCACGGTATCAATATTACGGTAAGTTAATGGTATCATCTATTACAGGAAGCGCATGGAGCCATGGTGAGAGTAAGGTGCTTACCGATAAAGACTTAAGGTATAACACGAGTAAGAATTCACTGGCCGGTCCGTTTTGGTTCGAGAGGATGAAGGCTGATAAAAAAGAACAGATCCTTCGTGGAACTCAGAAGATAGCAGGTGGACGATGAATATAATTGAACTGGTAAAAGAAGTAGTCATGGGATTCCCTAATATATCAGATTTACACATTGATTACACCGAGGATGAACCGGATAATTACGGATTGTATCCAACTGGTGATCAGCTGCTAAAAGAGGATATCATTGGCAACCAAGACAGACAACATAATTTCGTGCTATATGCAGTCTTTCAATCCTTTTCGGATTATGAGAGATTGGCAAATAGCACTTTTTTATTGGGCTTGGCTTATTGGCTCGAACATGCAGCGAATAACCAAGACATTGAAGTAACTATTAATGAGCATTCCGTACCAGGTGTACTCACTAAGCTGACCAGTGCAAACGGTATGCTATATGGATACCAAGAGGGCACTCTGAGCGGTCCAGTGACGTATCAGCTACAGATTTATGCTCAATACCACTTAGAAAGCGAGGTTTTATAAATGCCAGAAGTTATTACTGGAAAAATCAAAAGAAAATATATGGCTCATTACATCGACTCAGCGCCGGTAGCAGGTCCTGCGGTTTATAACCGATTAGGCGCCGATTTAGAGGAATATGTAATTGAGATGAACGCCAATGTCAATACGACAACCAATATTCTCAATGAGACAGTTACAAGTATTGATGGATACGAGCCACAAGCATCGGTTGAACCATATTATGCAGTTGTTGGCGATCCGCTGTATGTTAGATTACAGAAGATTGCTGACGAACGCCAGACGTTGGATGATTTAAAGACTTCTACAGTCGAGGTTCACCTATGGGAAACTGGGGTACCCGAAGGCTCCTATGTAGCCTATAAAGAAGATGCTATCATCGAGGTTGTTTCTTATGGTGGAGATACAACTGGTGTACAGATCCCGTTCAATATTCATAACACGGGCAACAGAGTGAAAGGCTTATTTGCACTATCAACAAAAACCTTTACACCCGATGTAGCTTAAGAGATATTAAGGCCACTTAATATATTTGTCGGGTAGGGGTTTTCGCCATCCTTCGTTTTCCTCTGCCCGGCTAAAAACGAAGGGAGATTATTATGCAAAATTTAAGTTTTGATGATGGATATAAGGAATTTACTATAAATGGTGATGCGAACAAGGTGATTAGGTTTAATCCTTCTGACTTTAGCATCATCGAAAGAATAAAAGTAGCTTATGATGCAATCGACAAGGCAACAGCTATCGATAAGGATATCGAACTAAAAGCAGATGGGACCCCTCTTGAAGAGTTGGGAAAGGCTGCTGAAATCGTAAAAGGTATCAACAACACGATTAAAAACCAGATTGATTATATCTTTAATTCTCCTATCAGTGATATGGCATTTGGCAAGCAGAGCCCTCTCAGCATGGTAGGTGGTCAGCCCTTGTATGTAGGCTTCTTGAATGTAATTATTCCAGTTGTTGAAAAAGAGGTAAAGGCTCAGCAAATCGCTAGCAAGAAACGCATCAGCAAATATACTGGGGTGGTTAAAAGATGATCGGGAGTCTTCCCAGGGAACTAAATATTAATGGAACATACAGAGCTATCCGGACAGATTTCCGCGTGGCTCTTTTAATTTTCCAAGCTTATAACGATGTGGAGTTGTCTGATCAAGAAAAGACCGCAGTCATGTTGGAATGTCTTTATGAGGATATCGAAAATATCCCGGAAGCCGACCAAGAGGAAGCCATGAACCAAGGAGTATGGTATCTCGAGGGTGGCAAGGTCGAAGACAATAAAAAATATCAGTATGCAAAGAAAGTCATGGATTGGGAGCAAGATGAACAGATTATCTTCTCAGCAATCAATAAGGTTGCAGGCTATGAAACTAGAGATAAAGAATATATGCACTGGTGGTCTTTCGTTGGTCTCTTTAATGAGATTGGTGAAGGACTTTTTTCTACGATTGTCAGCATCCGTTCAAAGAAAAATAAGCATAAGAAGCTCGAGAAACACGAACTAGAATTTTACAAAGAAAATAGAAGCTTAATTGACATAAAAGAAAAGCTCACGGCAGAGGAACAGGCAGAGCTTGATTATTATAATAGCCTCCCGTTATAGAAAGGGGTGAGTTAAATAGCTTATGATGGTAGTTTAAAATTTGATACCAAGATAGATACTGCCGGGTTTAAATCGGGGACCAACACAATCAAATCTCAAGCTAATAGCCTTAAAGGCACTTTGTTAAGCATTGGGAAGACTCTTGGAATAGTGTTCGGGGTTGCACAGCTTATTCGGTTTGGAAAAGAAGCTGTTGGGATAGCCTCTGATTTGCAGGAAGTGCAGAATGTCGTTGATACTGCTTTTGGTGATATGGCTTACAAGATGGAAGAGTTTGCAAAGACATCCATAGAGACCTTTGGTATATCGAAGTTGGCAGCTAAAGAAATGGGATCCTTATTCATGGCTATGTCGACTGGAATGGGTCAGGCCTCAGATGTTGGATCGGATATGGCAGTTAATATTACAGGCCGGTTGGCTGATATAATGTCGTTTTACAATAAAACAGCTGAAGAAGTAAAGACAATAGGTAAGGCAATCTACACTGGAGAGACCGAGCCACTAAAAGCCATAGGACTTGTTGCGACAGAAACCAACTTAGCATTATTTGCTTTACAGAATGGATTTAGTAAAGCTTATGGAGATATGGCTGCTAATGAAAAGCTACTTGTAAGACAACAGTACTTCCTGGCTCAAACATCATTGGCTGCAGGTGATTTCGCTAAGACTTCCGATAGTTGGGCGAACCAGACTAGGGTATTATCTGAGAAGTGGAAAGAGTTTCTTGGAATTCTTGGTACTGGATTAATCCAAGTATTATCACCGGTTGTAAAGTATTTGAGTGCGTCCCTTTCATACCTCACTCAATTTGCTAGCAAGGTTGGAAAGATCTTAAGTACCGTATTCAATATTAAGAGTGTCATGGGTGATACAGGTGCAAATGCCGAGGAAGTAGCAGCCGGAGCCGAAGATGCTAGTTCAGGATTAGCAGTTATGGGTAAATCAGCAAAGAAAGCGGCCAAGGATGCAAAGAGTGGAACCGCATCGTTTGATATGCTTAATAACACTACAGAGAATATTGCTGATAATACAGAAAGTGCAGCAGATGCTATGGCTATGATGGGTGGAGTAGATACCGGTGCTGGTACCATGGGAATCACAGCTAAAGTAGATGCAGATACATCAGCACTAGACAGTGGCTTGGCAAAATCAATAGAAAATATCAAGAGGGGTTTTTCGTTATTCAATACATGGCTCGCTACAAGCTTTGCTCCTATATTCTCAAATATTTGGACTAATTTACAGCCAAGCATTCAAACATTTAAAACTACTGTTTCAGGGATGTTCGTAGATATTAAGACGCTAGGGCAACCATTACTTAATTATTTTACAGGGTCGTTTACAGCGGCATGGCAGCAAATATTTACTACAGTAGGCACAATAGTTGTAGGTACCTTTGATACTTTCAATCGCGTATTCTCGGATATTTGGAATATTGCTGTATTTCCTACAATTGAGAAACTTATTACGGTAATTCTGCCGATGATTGCTGAATTTGCTACCGAGTCATGGGGTCTTATCGAAGTGATATTCACAGAAGTAAAAAGAATATTTGATATGATCTGGCGAGATGCAATTGCACCAGCGCTTGCGGTAGCTACTGGAATATGGATGGATTTTGTTGATGTTTTAGCGGAGTTCTGGAATAAGTGGGGATCTCCGATATTTGATAACATTAAAAAAGCTTGGCAGACTACCTCAGACCTTTTTGTAACCCTATGGAATAAGTTCCTTAAGCCAATTTGGGATACATTCATGAAGACGGTTGATAAACTATGGACGGAACACTTAAAACCCCTCCTAGCGAATTTCATGGACTTTGTGGGCGAGTTGGTTAACGGAGCATTAGAAATCTATAATAAATTTATCGCACCAATAGTTAAATGGTTCGTTGAAAAGTTTGGGCCTCCGATTTCAAAAGTAATATCTTATATCATTACTATTTTCGGCGAATTTCTCGGCGGTGTAGTTGATGCAGTGAGTGGTATCATAACCGCCCTGAAAGGCATTGTGCAATTTATTACTGGAGTATTTACTGGTGATTGGAAAAAGGCATGGGAGGGTGTAAAGAACATCTTCAAAGGCGTGTTTGATGCATTGGTTGGCATCGTTAGAACACCGATCAATCTAATTATCGATATTATCAATGGTATGGTAAGTGGTATTGTTACCGGCATTAATGCGGTAATAAATGCGGTCAATAAAATAAGCTTTGAAATGCCTGCTACTCCATTCTCAAAAGCATATACAGTAGGATTTAATCTTAAGACTGTAACAGCGCCAAAGATACCGAGACTTGCAACCGGAACGGTTATTCCACCGAATAGCGAATTCTTAGCTATCCTAGGTGATCAGAAAAAAGGAACCAATATCGAAGCACCACTCGATACTATTGTTGCAGCATTTAAAGCAGTTACGGGCCAGAATGGAGCCGGAGGCGGTACCGAGCTGCATCTTCATGTTTACGAGGATGGAAAAGTAAGATATGAAACAGTAGTTAAATACGAGAAAGAGAACTACAATAAAACGGGTAAAGCGGTATTTGTACATTAAGGAGGTGGGCTTATGGCATTTGACGGACATTATCTAAAGGTTGGAACAACGGTATTTCCAAATTCACTACTAGCGAAAAGTGGCTATGAGAACACTCCGAATCAGGAGACAGATAAAAATAGTTACATAGATGGGAAGGGTGGTTTGCACAGAACCATCCTTTCTACTACAAGAAGTACGGTAAAGTTTAGAACCATAGACAGCCTTAGCTATGGACAGAAGATAATTATTAAAGCGTTTTTTATCCCAAGGAGCGTTATTACGTTAGAATACTGGAATGATGAAGATGATGATTATAAAACTGCAAGATTTTATGTTCCTCCAGTCACATATGTTCATAAGGGACAAGATAAATATAAGCAGCCATTATATGAAGGATTAGAGATTACATTAATTGCATACGAGGGGGATCAGTAGATGGATATAGCTGAAGCTTTAAAAACTATATACAAAAACGATATGTTTCCTCTTGTATCGCAATTGGCTGATAAGGACCTTGAAATTTATTTTCCTTCATTGGATCTAACAATCGATACTCTTAAGGTAGTTGATGATAGCTTTGAATTATCAGAAAGTATCAACTCTGGAAGTGATTTAGTATTCGGGGCTTGCGATGCTTCACAGATTAAATTCACTCTTGCAGATGTATCACAGGATGTCACTGGATTAGAATTTGTTGTTAATCAGAAAGTTAATAATATCTATACAATGCCACTTGGAATATTTAAAGTTGCTACCTGCACTAAGCAAGATGATGCATGGTTCAAGGATATAGTTGCTTATGACAGAATGAAAAAAATAGATGTAGATGTTTCTTCCTGGTATAATTCGCTACCATTCCCGATGACACTGGCAGCATTCAGGGCAAGCTTATTATCATTCCTTGGATTAGAAGAGGAGATACAAACCCTTCCTAATGACGGAATGACGGTAACTAAAACGATAGAACCAAGCCAAATAAGTGGTAGGGTAGTGTTGGAAGCCTGTGAAGAAATAAACGGCTGTTTCGGGCATATTGGACGTGATGGGAAGTTTAAACATGTTGTATTACAGCCGGCATACGGATTGTACCCCTCAGAGACTTTATATCCATCCAATGCACTTTATCCGGTATCAGAATCAGACACATCCTTTGTACAGCCGGATTTTATCTCCGAGACAGTAAGTAAGGCCATGTATCGGTCAGTTAAATTTGAGGAATATACCGTCAAAGAAATAGATAAGCTCCAAATCAGACAGGAAGAGGATGATATCGGTGCTATTGTCGGTACTGGAACCAATACCTATGTAATCGAAGGAAACTTCCTGGTATTCGGTAAAGGTGCTGCCGAACTCGAAAACATAGCTTTAAATGCCTTTGGCAACATGGCAAAGAGACCGTATAGACCGTACCAATCCGAGAATATCGGATTACCTTATATCGAGGTAGGAGATACCATTGCAATCAGCACGGATGATGTTGTTACCGGGTACATATTTCAGAGGACACTCACAGGAATACAAGCCTTAAAGGATTCTTATATTGCCGAGGGAGCTGAAGAACGAACACAGAACTTCGGATTGAATAAAGAAATTATCCAGCTCCAAGGCAAAGCAATGACTATTAAAAAGTCGGTTGAAGGATTGGAAGTTACCGTATCGGACTTAGCAGAGGATACTCAATCAAGATTTACTCAGACAGCCGATCTAATAAGTTCCGAGGTCACAAGGGCAAAAGGTAAAGAAGATGAATTGAGCAGCGCCATAACACAGTCAGCCGAGCAAATCGAGCTTAGAGTAACAAAAGCAGGCGTGATTGCTGCTATTAATCTTACTTCTGAAGCAGCAACGATAAAGGCTAGCAAGATTAATTTCAATGGCTTTGCAACCTTTGACGTTAACGGAAATCTTACTACAATAGACGGATCAGTTCTAAAAACTGGAACGGTAGTTGCTGACACGGTAAAATCTACCTGGGTTTATGCTGGGACATTAAATGCTAACCAGATTACAGCAGGAACGATAAGCGGCGATAGAATTAATGGTGGAATAATCCAGGGCGTAGTATTAAAATCAGTCGGTTCTTTGGGAAGGCTAGAGATCGATGGATCATATATACAGGGATGGAATGCGTCTGGAGTAAATAAATTGTCTATTGATGCAAATGGGAATATTAATTGTGGTAATGTTGCATGTTCTACGCTGAATGGGTACACACCGATTACAAGTAACAATCTGCAATCTCAAATTACGAGCAATGGGATTACCGCTCCACTTGCGAATAACGCAACAACTGCAGGTACTGCATTCAAGGCTAACGGAATAAATTATTCAGGTGCTGGATACAACTCAGTATATGTGTCGTCCGAATACAATTTCCGTCCTACATTTGATGCTACTACAGCCTGCGGTACAGCTAACGGAAAGTGGACTAGTGTATGGTCTGTAAATGGTACAATTCAAACGTCAGATGAGCGTATGAAAACTAATATAAAAGTTTTAGGCGAAGATGAAAGGTTTTTAAGATTCGCCAAGATGATTGTCCCGTATACGTTCCAAATGGTAAATGGGACAAGTGGTCGATATCACATAGGATTTATAGCACAACGTATCGAGGGAGCCATGGCAGAGTGTGGGATTTCTGATATGGAGTTTGCCGGATTAATTAAGGCCCCAATATATGAAAAAATGTTAATGGACGAAAATGAAAATGAGCTTAATGATTATGATACGACAAGTGATATAGTTGATTATAGTTATAATTTAAGGTATGACGAATTTATTCCGCTGTTGTTTTTGTGGGTTGCAAGCTTAGAAAAAGGTTAAAATTAGGAATTTGAATAGATTTTGTAAAAATTTATGTTATAATATGGGTAGGAGGTGTTTCAAATGAGAAAAATATTAAACGTATTACTAATCGTTGCTTTAATTACTTCTATGATAGTTCCATCAATGATAGAGGCTTCCGAAACAAACACAACAACGGAAGAAATTACAGTTAAAAAGAAATTAAAAGTAATAAATTTCGATACACCAAACGGTATAAGCATGCTACAAGGCGAAAATATGATAGGTGATCTTCCTGGCATACCAATAATTGACGAAAATGGAGAACAAGCAAAAGGAACATTTACCTATCCTAACTATGATAATATGAGATTGGGTACATGGGACTTAGAATGGGTATTTACTCCGGATGATCCGGCATACGAAACAGTGACCGGTACCATAAAATTAAATGTAAGAGCAAGGGATCCCGAACCGATAGAAGAAGTAACCACTCCATCCCTTACCGCCACAACCGTCCTGCTCGATACCATGACAACCTACGATATAAACCTTGATAATAAAGTAACCGGCTCCTCGTATCTCTGGACGAGCTCAGACACTGCCATAATAGAAGTAAATTCCAAAAGCGGATTACTCAAAGCGAAGAGTACTGGAAAAGCAAATGTAACATGTAAAATAACTCTCCCGGATGCAACGACTCAAACATTAGTTAGTGAGGTAATCGTAGGGATTGATGATAACGCTCCATTACTGACCGAAACAACCCTTGATTTAGATACAGGCAATGTATTTGATATTAATCTCGAAAATAAGGTTACTAAGTCAAAATACAGGTGGGTAAGCTCGAATAGAGCAGTTGCTACAGTCAATTCATCCAATGGTAAAGTGACAGCAATTGGATCCGGATCCGCTTATGTAACATGTACGATTACAACACCTACAAATCAAGTTATAGTTTTGCGGTGTGATATCAATGTAACAACTCCTGAAGTAGTAACCGAATAAGTTAAATTAATAGTAAACCAAAGGGCAGAACCGAAAGGAACTGCTCTTTTATTATGCCTAAAAAGGATGTGAGAACATGCAAAAAGGAATTAATCTACAAATATTTGAGATGAAGGAAAAGATTACAAAGACTATAAATGAAGCAAATATGCCTATCGCGATAACTCAGATGGCATTATTTGAATTATCAGCGCAAGTAAATGGAATAGCCGCTCAGACAATTGAAGCTGAGCGCAAGGCATTTGAGGAAGGAGGTAAAGGGGATGGCGAAGAGATACATCAAGATAACATTTCAAAATAGTCCGTCAACAGCTACTCCGCTAAACAGTACCAATCTTAATAAGATGGATAAAGGCATTGATGACATTGATACAGCACTTGAAAACCATCTGAACAATATAGTGCAGACAGATGCTGTTAACGATACAGTAAAGTATCCGAGCGCCGCAGTAACATATGCTCATGGACAAACTATTGCTGCGCTAAATAATAATTTAGTTAACTATTATAAAAAATATAGTTCTACTGCATCTGCTGCGTTTTTATCAAGTGCGATGAGTGCTATTAAAGGTAATAATAGTGGCAATGTGATTGTAAAAGTAACCGTAATAGATGCAGATGGTCTATACTATCTTGGTGTTATGCAATACAAGCCTACTGTTTCTGTGATTGAAACAAGATTATCAGGAACTTTAACAGTCGTCACTAATGCTGGTGGAACTGTAGCCGCAAGCGGTGGTACAGCTCCTTATACATATACCGCAGAGCTTTTATCTAGTAAATAGCTATTTATGTTATCTGCAGTACGAATTCAATGAGTTTACCGTTATACGTGTTTGCCGTAGTTGCATTGGTTGATGATATGCTAATTATGTGGTCACCATTATTTATGGTTATATTAAATGTGGCAACCGTGAGGCCATCTATTGGGCCCACTCCTTGCAATACAGCACTATTTATAACACATGTTGATACAGTAATAAATGCCGGTATATGTATAGATACTGCAAATAATACACCATTATCACCCTTAAAGCAGATCGCTCTATGCCTGCTAGTGCCGAAATATTTTAAAGCTGTTAAATTATTATTTAACTCATTAACCAAAGTCCTTAAGAGGGCTTATTTTTATATCAAGAAAGGATTAAAAATCATGGAGAAAATTAAACTAAGCAATGAAGCAATCTTTGAAATCATCCCTTTGGGAATCACATCATTAGATATCCAGAAGAGGAGAAGTTTTAGCTTTAAATCAGATTTACCCTATGATGAAATCGAAGCAAATTTTAAGAATTCTGATAACATCGCAAGTATTCAGTACTTATCTGAAGCCGATGAGGTTTTAATGACTTATGCGGATTGCGTGAGCCTTAAGATAATATCTAAAAATATCGAGACGGGTGTTTACACTGCAGAATGTAGCACCGATGCAGTAGAACTGCAGATCAAACAAATGCAAGCGCAAATTGCAGCATTGACAGCAGCACAGCAACTTTAATTATTAGGGGCCTTCGGGCTCCTTTTTAATACAAAAAATTATGAAAGAAGGAAAATGAATGGAAAAGATCAGCACATTAAAATTATGGTTTATTACAGTTTTTGGAGCAATGGGAGCCTTTATTGCGCAGCTACTCGGAGGATGGACAAGCGACATGCAGACACTTGGAATACTAATGGTTGTAGATATTGTTATGGGATTCGCAATAGCAGCCTTTTGGAAGAAGAGCGGAAAATCCATCACGGGAGCATTGAACAGTATATCTATGTGGAAAGGCTTATGTCGTAAAGGTGTATCACTCCTGATCGTTTTAGTGGCTCACCAATTGGATAATGTTATGGGATCAGAATATATCCGATCGGCAGTGATTATAGCATTTATAATTAATGAACTTATTTCAATTGTAGAGAATGCAGGGATAATGGGAGTGCCAATACCTACGGTGATTACCAAGGCAATTGAGGTTCTGAAAAAGAAAGAAGGCGATTAATAATGAACATTATAAAAAGATTTATGACTAAGAACCGGTGTTATACAAAGCCAGTTAAAATCAAAGTTGAGAAGTTGGTACTACATTCCCTGGGGTGTGCACAGCCTAATGCTCAAGTATTAATAAATTTATGGGATAGAGCAGATGCTGACGTATCAGTTCATGCTTTTATTCAGGACAACGCTATTATCCAGACACTTCCATGGGACTTTAAAGGATGGCATATCGGTAAGGGAAGTAAGGGATCATGGAATGGTTGCTCTATCGGAGTAGAGATCTGTGAGCCGGCCGGACACAAATACAATGGCGGTACTATGGTCGGATACGATGCCAAGAAAAATGCTGAGTATTTTGCTAATGTATATGGCAACGCTGTACAGCTGTTTGCATATCTGAGCCAGGAATATAAACTGGATCCGATGAAGGATATCTATTGCCACTGTGAAGTCCATAAGCTAGGATATGGCTCTAACCATGCTGATGTAATGCAATGGTTTCCAAAGCACGGAAAGTCTATGGATACCTTCCGTGCCGATGTAAAAGCATTAATGGACGAGTCATACAGGCCGCAAAATACGATTACGGTTAATTCGTCGGCTGATGATATAAACTGGCTTAAATCGAAGCTGAACGAAGCACTCAAGGGCAATATTTACATACCATTAGAGTTGAACGGAGTTTACGATAATAAGACCAGGATAGCAGCATTAATTTTGTGGGAATCCCTTGGATGGAATAAAGATGGTGCTGACGATGGTTGGAGAGTTGGGAAGAAGACGATTGATAAATTAGCATAGGCATAAGATAACCCCGGTCATTTAGTTGATCGGGGTATTTTTTATTCTAAGCATGATATAGTACTAATATGTACTGGCCTACAGGGCATGATGGGTCCTTATCGACCGGTCATGCCAACTCACCTGCGGATATGCTTAGTCGATTGGAATCACTGGTACTTTTAGGGGCAGAAATTCCACTACTGGCTGTTCGAAAGCAAATCGCT